GGCTCACTTACAGAATGCCCCTAGATTGCGCCACGTTGGCTCTACAGCCACGAAATGAGCCACCTAAGGCTTCCACCCTTAAAAGCACTATCAAACGCTCTACGGGGCAATTGAAACGTTAAAATGAACAAATGGCTTTTAAAGGCGTTTGGGTGCTTACAGAAAGATTTTGTTTGTGAAGCACCACGCCATGCCTTCCCGCTTCCCCGATTTAAGACCAATCATAGAATGTTTCTCGATTGCGCCACGTTGGCTCTACAGCGTTGAAATATGCCATCTAAGACTTCCCTCCCTAAAAGCACTATCAAACGCTGTAGAAGTCTGCTGAAGCGGTTAATGGGGTAAATTGGTTTTAGACTTGACTTTTCTTTCAAAAACTGGTATTTTTGCTGTGGAACAAAACCGCCGATTTTGTCGTATAATAGGAGCGGTGAGAAAAATGCGTTGGATAGTGGTGGACACAACATTCAGAGAGCATCTGCGCAGAATGCGAACACGTAGAGACGGTGTTTTGCGCTTTGTTGCGAAAACACGCAAAGGCGAAGAGGTTGTGGTGGCTCCAAGTCTTGAAGCATTTCGCCTCATATCAACGGGTGAAATCGATGTTGTCTCTGAGCCTGTTTGGCGGATGTTCACTCCTGACCATTGGTGCTTGGTGCAGAAACTGGTTTTCTCTTTGTTACATGATGTTCTGTTCATCGTAACAACAAACGATTTGATGATTGTTCCGCCACCCAATGTGATAGAAGACGAAGCATCTAACTGGGAAATAGATTACAACAAAAGCGTAAAAATCATCACAGAAAGGAGCGATAACGAATGAAAAGAGTGAAGATTACACGAGACGCTGTTCTGCAGAAACCAGCAGAATACGTTCGTTACCTACAGACGTTGCCTTTCGTTCACACCGTTTTTCGTTGTCTTGACAAAGCACCGCTGTTTGCTAACTGGGCAACGCAAAACGATGATGAAGAATTGATGGTAGAGCATCTGCGCAAAGGCGGACAGTTGGGTGTTTCGTTGAAGCCCAATTGGGTCATCGTGGACATCGACGCAGGTGCTGACGTAGAGAAACTGTCGCAGATTTATCCGTTTGTTTTGAAAACGATACGCGGTTGTCATCTCGTTTTCCGCAAACCGCAGTGGGCTAAACTGAAATGCGAAACGAAGGTAGAAACCATTAGCGGTTACACGGTGGATTACAAACTGTTGCGACCCAATAACAAAGGCGTTTACATCGTTGCTCCCTGCACCGAAGACGGACGCGACTTCGCCTTTGTGCCAAAGAACGAAACCGATGTGCCTTTGCTTCCACTAGAGTTTTATTTGCGAAAACATCACGATTTTCCCGTCAACGAAGGCGAAAGGAACAACACGCTGTTTCGCATTTTGCGCCAATGTCGGCTCTTTATGAAGGAGCATCCTGAGTTAAAGGAACACGAATATCGCGGTTGTGGTTGGCGTTTAAATCGTCTTTTACCTGAACCGCTTCCTGACGATGAGATAATGCACCTGATAGACAACGCGATGAACTTACCAGATGAAGACGGCTTTGAAGAGACGCTGAAACTATTGGAAAGCACCACCGAAGAAGAGAGAGAAAACCCTTTCCTCAATTTGAAACCACTGAAGGAAATCGGTGGCACTTCACGTCCTTACTTTTGGGAAGGCGTTTGCAGAAGAGGCGACGTCGTTTTGCTTAGTGGTGCCCCAAAGTCAGGCAAAAGCACCTTTGTCAGGTCTTTGGCGTTGTCTACCGTCAACGAGACGTCTTGGTTTGGCAACGTCCAACGCGGAGCGGTGCTTTGGTATTCGCTTGAAGAATACGCTGTTGACATCCGCGACATGGTGATGGTTGCTTCTGAACGATACAACCTGAAAACAGATGACATCTACATTGTGGAGGCCAATCCAAGCGAAAGCAACCAACCAGTTAAGGACTTTATTGAAGCGTTGCGATTGCACTGTCAAAAGGTTGAGCCTGCTTTAGTAATTGTAGACACTGTTGGACGGCTCATGACGGGTGTTGACATCAACGACTATATCGCTGTGGGCAGGTTTATTGAAAGCATTCGCTTCGCTGTCCGCGATATACCGTCGCAACCCGTTATTTTGCTTGTTCATCACACGAACAAATCGCTTGAACGAACGCCGCTTGGCTCTCAGGCGTTTCAGGGTTCGTGTGATGTTCTCATTACTATAGAGCGTTCGGGTGCTGAGACTTCGTTTACCGCCATAGGACGCGGGACGCACCCCAAGTATATGGAGAAAACCAAACTCTATTACGACATGGGTGTTCTTCGCAAAGACACCGCCGTTCCACAAGGCGTCGCTACGCTGGTGCGTCTCATACACGAACGCAAACTGAACGACGCGGAACAAATCATGAATTACGGAAAAGGTGCATTCAAGGCAGACATACGCAAAATGTTCCGTATGGGACTGCTCTATGAAGACGGCGATAAGATATACACCAATCCCAACCACCGTTTGTTGGGTAAATACCTGAGCGAACCAGAAGATGCAGAGCCGTTTGCCGAAAACCACCACGTTGTGGTAAAATATCCCACAGAGGCGAAGGTAGAAGAAAAACCATCAACCTCTGTTGCTGTTCTTGAGCCAAATACGCAAACGGAAGGAGATGACGATATGTTGCTCAAACAATTGAAAGAACGCGGTTGGGTCTTTCTTGAAGACGCCGACCCGTTTTGTGATGACACCTATCAGAAAACAGAAGACCACGCTTTCATGACGTCTAAGACGCCTGAAGAAGCGTTAGAGAAACTGAAAGCAGAAGGACACGACCCACATTTGGTGGAGGTATTAAACAAGGCGTATACGGCTTTCAAACAGCCTTTGCGTGGGGAACTGTTTGACGTCAATTGGGGTGTTCCCGTTGCGTTTGTGCCGACGTATGTTAACGGCACACCCCGCTGGGTGGCTTTCTTAGCACCACCAGAAGCTGATTTGACGCCGTTGTTATCGGCAGGCAGGGACGCCGTTAGGAAAAACCGTTCGTTCTTCTTACAGGAGTTATACGATGACGGATGAACAGAGAGAAAAATTGATAAAATGGTTTTCGGAAGGACGTAGCGCAGAATATATCATCAACCAGATGCGCATGGAGGGCGTTTTCTTAACGCCTTCCGATGTGCTTCGTTTATACAATCAGTATAACGAAGAGGTAGAAGCATCGCTGCGCTATGTTAATCGCGTTTCTTGGAGCCATCTGTTGAATAGGACGCTTGGTGTTTTGGATGTCATACAAGACAACCTAAACCCTAAGCGTCCCGACGCTGTTGTAACGGCGTTGCGTTTGATAGCGGAGATATTGAAGTTACGCAATACATCAGAGGAGGAGCGAAGGCGCATGGAAGAAGACATTGCGTTGCGCTTAAAGATGTTAGAAGAAAGGGGCGAAGAGTTGGTGGAGCTACAGAAGATGGGAATAGTGCGCTTTAAGGAGATGGAGATAAACAATGAGTGAGAAATTACCGCCAATCGTAAGCGTATCGGACATAACGAAAAAGCCATATCTTTTCGTCATTCCGCCGAACGAAAAGATTTTGGAGTTTTGGAAAAGTCCAGCAAAATACAAGGTGCTATTGGGTGGCAACCGAAGCGGTAAAACGGAGAACTGCGCTATTGAAGTGATTTGGCATCTTTTGGGTGAACATCCCTTTATCAGAGTTCCAGAGCCACCTGTTCGGTGGCGTATTCATCTGGTCAATTTTACGAAAGTGAAGGAAGTCATACAGGAAAAGTTTGCCAAGTATTTACCTGCTTCTTGTCTTTGGGGCAATTCGTGGCGCACCGCTTATAATCAGCGACATAACTACCTTCGCTTAAAAAACGGCTCAACGATAACGTTTACGACGCAAAGACACAGCATACGCGAATTGGAAGGAGCGTCGCTTCATGGTATTTGGATAGACGAAGAGTGCCCCGAAGAGCAGTTTAGAGCGATGCGCTTCCGTTTGTTAGACACGGATGGTAAAATCTTAGTAAGCGCAACGCCACTTGATGGCATTACGTGGCTTTACGAATTGGTAGAAAGAAGCAAAGAAGACCCCAACTATTTCGTTCAGCAGGTCTCTGTTTATGAAAACAAATACATTGACAAAGACGTTTTGGCCAACCTTGAAAAGGTGGTAACGGAACAAGAGAAAGATGTGCGACTGTATGGCAAAATGCTTAATCAGTCGCGTCGCGTTTTCAGCGGTTTTGATGAGATGCGACATATTGTGGACATCAACGCGACACCACCCGCTAATGTTCTTTGGGCAGTCGGTTTAGATTGGGGTTGGCGACATAATAGTGCGCTTGTATATGCTTGTAAGTTAGACGATGTAGTTTACGTTGTTGACGAGTTTGTCATCAAAGGTCTTCCTTTGGCGGGTTTGGGCGATGAGATTTTCTCTTGGTGTATGGACGCAGGCATTCCGCCTTCTAAGATGCGTGTTGTTTATGATGCGCAATTGAAGGCTGTTGACACAAACGGACAACCCATGATAAAAGTAGTAAGCACAGCGCACCCTTTTCGGCTTATTCCTTCAACAAAGAGAGAAGACAGTGTTGCCGTTATCAACGACATGTTCAGGAACGGTAAAATCTATGTGAGCAGTAACTGTCAGAGACTTATTGATGGACTGAAACATTTCTACTACAGAAACAGCATGAAAGCGATGGTAGACGATGAGAACAAAGACATTTGTGATGCTTTCCGTTACGTTGCGTATTATCTGCGCATGATTGACTATGACGAGTATGAAGAGGAAAACGATGACTTTTTCGGTGCCCCGTCGGGTGTAACGAAGATAATGGACGCCATACTGGAAAAAAGAAACGCAAACAAAGGCAACCCCTATTTGAGAAGGTGGTGATAGGCATGTTCTTGAAACCTGAAGAGTTATTCAGAGGACGGCGTATCACGCGAAAGATTAATGCCGTTGTGCTTCACTACTCTGCTGTTAGCGGAAGGAAGACGGCAGAGGCAGTGAAGAAGCAGATAGAAACCATCCGTGAAGAGCATAAAAAACGCGGGTGGAAAGACATCGGCTATCACATCGGCGTTGATTTACTGGGGAGGTATTGGCTTTTACGACCGTTAAACGAGGTGGGGGCACATGCGAAGGGATACAACGCTAACAGCATCGGTGTCGTTATGTTAGCCGATGAAGAACAATTACAGTCGGCTCCGTTGTTAGAAGACGCCGTGTTGCGTTTGTTTGGCTATCTTTCTGTTAGATTACACAATCCCGCTTTCTTTCTGCATAAGCAGTTAAACCCAACAAAGTGTCCACCCATCAGAAAAGAGTTTGAGGGACGTCTACGAATACTTGGTTATCTAAGCGGTGGTGATAGCGATGGAGCATAAAAAGATTGTAGAACTTTATCAAAACTACACAATGGCGTATATGAAGAGAAACGAACTCATACGCGAATACAGACGACAGGCGTATGCTGAAAGATTTCAACGTGAGCCTGCGGTGAAAGGCGGTAGCAATCTGCAGTTACCTTTAACCCGCTGGGTGCTTGATGTCATTTTGGAGCGATTGTTCTTGTCTCTCTTTGGTTCGACCGATTTTGTGAGAGTGATACCAAAAAGTCTTGAAGACAGCGAATTGGCGGAGGGTATTGCGAAAATAGTCAATGCTTATGCACAACCGCAGCCTGTTTATTTGGCATTAGGTGATGCTCTTTTGCTTGGTGAAGGCGTTTTAAGACTTGGCATGGAGATATTTGAAGAACGCTGGGGCAAAAAGAAGAAGCGAAAAAGACCCTTCTTGGAGTGGGTGCCGTTGGAGAACGTTTACTTCTTTTCGCCTTTGCAGGACGCTCCAGAGAAACGCGGTGTTTTTTGGGTTCACTATATGAAGAAGAAAACCGTCGCGGAGAAGTTTGAGATAGACATTAAGGACTTACCAGAAACCACAGAAACGCCGTTCTTTTTACCGACGTCGGTTGAAGAGATGTTGCCCATTAGCGTTTTCACAGGCGACGCTGAAGCACTAACGAAAGTGGCGGAGTTTTATTTTCCTGACGAAGAACTGGGCTATCGGCATGTGGTTTATCTACCTGATGCCAATTTGTTCCTTACTGACGAAAAATCGGTTTTGCCTTTCGACGGGGCACCGCTCTTTTTGTTGCGTCTATTCCCGTTTGGTAGTGGCGGTTTGGGTGCTTTATTGTCTCCCATCGAAGAAGAGTTAACGGTTTATCACAACCAAAAGGTGGATGCAAACACCTTTAGATTGATGCCCATCTATCGCGTTGTTTCCACGTCTCCCGCACTTCGCGATAAAGAAGAGTGGACGGCAGGCAAAAAGATTGTGGTGGACAGTCCAGACGATGTTACTCCGCTTCCTGTTCAGGAACTTGTAACAAGTGAAAGAGACGAACTGTTCTTGTGGGAGTTAGCCAAACTGGTAAGCGGAGCCAACGAACTCCTGAGCGGTATTCCTACCGTTAGGGGCGAAAACACTGCGTATGAGGTAGAGGTAGCCTTAGCGGAGGGCAGTGTGCGCTTTAGAAGGTTTATGGTGTTCGTAACAGAATGGATGCGTCGTATTGTTCAACATGAGTTATTGCTGTTACAGTTGATGGGCGATGAAGAAGAAATCACGCAGATTTGTTATCCGAAACCCAATCCTTTGCAATTGATAGAGCCACTTGACATTCTTCACAGGTTTGTGTATAATTTCAATACGGTGTTGACTAACAGGCAGATGGAGATACAGAAGTGGATACTATTGAGAAACCTATTGGCTCAAGAGGCGTTGTTCGTGGAGAATAGACAAGCACAATGGTATTTGCTGAGACAAATACTGACGGCTTTCGATGTAGACTATCGGTTAATCATCGGGGAAAAACCAGAAGAGCAGGCCCCGATTGACATACAAAGCATCATTCAATCTCTACAAGGGGGTATGAACAATGCTGGATAAGTTTAAGCAGTTACTCGGAATACGCGAAGCGTCTGAAGAAGAAAAAGAAGAGCAGACCGCTGAAGAGAAAGAAGAGGTGGTAGGCAAAACCTATGAAGACATCATTAACGAATTAGTTCAGCAGGCAACTGAAGAGACTAAGAAAGAAGAAGAGAAATACCGCGAATTAACTCAGAAGATTGCAGAGGCACCCATTGAGGATGAACCCAAAGCGACTGAAACGAAGACTGAGGTTGAGTTAGACGAAAACGCAACGGTTAGCGATTTGCTTAACGTAGTGTTAAAAGAAGTAGACCGACGCATTCGCGAAGCGTTGGCGAACATACCGCAAACGGGTTTAGTAGAAAGCATTGTGCGGGACAACCCGTCTTTGAAGTCAATCCAAGACGATGCTATTAAAATCGTAGATAAGCTGCCAACTGAATTGCGGAAGCGGGAGACCGTTGAGATGCTCATGTGGGCACTGAAGGGTATGAAAGCAGAGGCAGAGAAACGGTCTGTGCTTACAGAAGTGATGGAGAGTTTGGTTGGCGAACGCCGACGCGAAAGCAATTTTGTGCCATTGCCTTATTCAGCATCGGAAATTGAAAGCATGGCACAGAAATTGAAGTTGGATGCCAACAGTTTGAAGAAAAGGTTGGTAAGAGAGTTAGCAAAGGGGGGTAAGATAGGCTATGAAGAAGAGTAACGCAACAATTGAGACCGAGAACAAACCGTCGGTAGAAACCACAGAAGCACAGCCAACGGTTTCTAACGCAGAGGTCAACGAGTATGTGATTTTCGATTTCATTGGCAAAAGTCCATTAAACCCGAAAGACCCAGACGACGGCTGGAGTTATTATTGGGGCAGTTTAGATGACACCACCAACGACATCGGCAGACTAAAGATGCGTGGGTTTGAAATCGTTCGTGTAGGCTCTGAAGGTGAAATACCAACCTACGGCGGGGAGCGCAGACCCGATGGCACTGTTGTCTATGGTAACTTGATTTTGATGAAGCGACCCAAAGAGGTTTCTGACAGAGAAATGGAAGCTAAACGACGTCAATACAAGCGTTTGGCTAACCAAAAGATTGAAGAAGCAGAAGAAGAGATGAGAAGGGAGGGTGCAGAACATCAGCCGAATAGGCGCACCTTCTACTTTGCGGAAAATCCTTTATCAAAGTAAGGGGGTGAAAGAAAATGTCTGTGTATCCTGCGGATTTCTCGGAAGTGCGTCGTTTGCCTTATAACTTGGGCACTTTTCCTGAGCCTTTGCTTAAATCGGGTATGTTGTTGCGATTGGATACTGCGAACGGCGGAGTTTTTCCTATTACCGCTTCTGGTAGTTCTCGTCCTACAGGAGACGTAACTACTGGTGTGACCACCCTGTATGGCGTTGCCATGAGCGGAGTAGACGAAGCTATTGACCCAGTGTTCTCAGGGCTTCCTGATTTTGCTGGTCAGGCACACGTCAAGCGCATTTTTGTTGCTGTTTGCGTTCCGCACAGGGAATTGATTGTGTTTCCAATTAACAGGAACAACGGCGAAATAGATTACAGCCAAGCCGTTCCCGCCAACATCGGTAGACCCGTTGGTCTTTACTATAGGAACATTCCCAGAGTGTTTGCTGGAACCACTTATTGGACGGAAATCGGTGGAAGCGTAGGCGGTACGGAAACGGCTGGTTTTGTTGTGGGCATTACTCGTGATAGACGCTTAATCATTCGCGTCAACCGCTCTCGTTGGGCCGAGTTAGCATAATAGGGGGTGATGAGCATGTTTCTTAGTTTAGAGGAAATAGCACCCCGCGTTTGGTCAGGAGTAGGTGAAACCGCCCACATAGACGATTTCAACACCATAACGGGTGTTGGGAAATACAGGGGCTGTTTTGTTCGTGTGAGAAGGCTTTCTGGAGACAACGTGAACCTGCCCTTTGACACCATTCGTCTATCAAACAACACAGGTTGGCTTCCCACTGAGACGGTTGGCAACGATACCTATAACAACAGACCGTTTGGTATCATAGGCAGTTATCCGCAGAGAATAAATGAACCAGACGGCGGTGGCGTTCACGGTAGATTGACCGTTCACTTGTTGAGCGGAAGGCAACCTGTGTATGTGGCTTTTCGTTACATAGATGGCTCTTTTAACTTTACCAGACCGACACCCAGTTTGATTGGGCGACGGCTGTTCATTTATGGCAAACAGGTAAACATCGGCGGAATTAACTATGTTGTTCCAGTGGCTTCGTTGGCAGGCGTTACTGGTGTTGAACCGTTTTACGTTGAGGATGTTATTTTACCGCCGAGACCCATGAGAGACATGTTACCACCCCAAAGAGAATACGGTTGGGTGCTTTTAGCGTTAGACCATAACTTCATTAGTGAACCATTCTAACTTAAGGGGGTAGTCTTTGGCTACCCCCGTGAAAAAAGATGGACGGTTGGTTTATTGCGATGTCAAATTGGAATGAACATGAAAGGGTGGTGGAGTTACCAGTTCATCAAGACGACGTAAACGCAGGAATGGTAATTCCACAATATGAGATTGTTTCTGTGGAAAACGGTCACATAAGACCAATATATAGAGACCCAAATGCTGTTGGAATAATTCTTTCTCTTACGCATGTTCCAGCGTGGGGCACTCCAAGAAAAGTCGCTGGTTTTTTAATAGACAGACCATATGACGAAGACGGTGTATTGAAAAGGCGAAGGAAACTATGTATAATAAGAAACGGCAGAGTGATTTTACCTGCTATAGCCGAAGCACCAAATGAAGATTGGAGTTTAGTAAGAGGCAGAGCGATATTTTTTGTGATTGGACGCTATCTTTTGGCAGGTGTTAGACGCGTTGTGGCAGTTCTTTCTGTAAGAACAGGAACGGGTCATCCAGATGAAGCGGATGCCATTTTTGGAAGCAGAGCTGGTATTTGTAAAGAAGTAAAAATACGGTGCTTTTACGTCGGTGGAAGATATAGATGGATACATCAAGCAAAGTGCTATTTACATCCTTCTTTTCTGTTGGGTTGGGAGGTGTCATGATGGCAAAAAGCAAACCGCCTTTAGGCACAGGCGAACGGTTTAGACGACTTACCGCGACGCTAAAGCGACGGGGTGTAGAAGACCCCGAAGCCTTAGCAGCATGGATTGGACGCAGGAAGTATGGCAAAGAGCGTTTTCAAAGGTTAGCCCAAAAGGGGCGCAAACGTTAAAGGGGGTGACGTTATATGATTACAAGCGGTCAGCTTAACTTGTTACGAGTAGGCTTAACTGAAATCTTAATGCGGGAGTTTCAGAAGCCGAACATTTACAGTCGCATTTATGAAGTAGATACGTCCGACAAAGAGTATGAAGAGTATCAGCACATTGTTGGGTTGCCTTCGCTTCCTGAATGGGACAGCGACGGTGCGGAGTTACCATTTGTGTCGGCAAACAACGCTTACAAGGTGTTGTTTGTGCATAAGGATTACGGCTACGCATGGGCAATCTCCAAGCGGTTGATGCGTGGTGACCAGTATCAGGTTGTGAGCGGACGGTTGACGCGGACTGCTGTAAGAGCAGCGCAGAACACCATTGAACTACTGACCAGTGCTTTTTATGCCACCAACCCAACTTGGGTGGACGGTAGACCGTTGTTTGCTACTGACCATCCATTTGAGGGGGGCACTTATAGCAACCGTCTGAATGCTGCTTTAAATGATACGTCTTTGGGGGATGCGTTGCGTCTGTTCCGCAGAGCCGTTGATTGGCGTGGCAATCCGATTATGGTTGAGCCTGCCGTTCTAGTGGTGCCACCCGAACTTGAGGTTAGAGCAAAGGTGTTGGTAGGCAGTATGGCATATCCAACCATGTCGGGTTCGCCATTCCAAGCGAACGCGGGAACTACCAACCCATTTAAGGGGACGGTGGATGTCGTAGTCAATCCGTATTTGACTGACATTGACGACTGGTTTATCTTTGCGTCCCCTGATGTTGGCTCTCTGAAGTTTTTCTGGAGACAGCAACCCGAAATCGTGACAGAACGAGACTTCAGGACGCAGGGCATCATGAATGCAATCACGATGGCGTTCAGTTTCGGTGCCGTTGATGTCATCGGCATGGTAGGCTCTATCGTTGCGTAACGGAGGGTGAGCGAAGATGATTGAAACTCTTCAGCAGTGGAGTTTCTCTTGGGTTTGTGTCGTTGCTGGAGCCATCGGCGGTTTTATCAACGCGGTGGCTACCAGCGACGCCTTTGTTTTGCCTTCTGTTAGCGGACGCAAAATCGTTTGGGCGTCGCTGAAATCCGTCATCATCGGTGCCTTTGTTGGTTTTATTGTGGACACACATCCAGTGATTTCGGCACTGTTGGGCTACAGCGGGAACGACGTGTTGCGTATGGTAGAGCGCAAAATCAGGCGAAGCTTAAACGGAGAAGAGGGTGATAAACATGTTTGAACGGCTTTTCAAAAGACAACTACGCAAATGGTTAGAAGAAAGAGCGTTGCGCTTACCTGCATCAGAGCGCAGAAAGATTGCAGAGACGCTTCGCGTTGACGAAGAGATTGTCAAGGCGATAGAAGAGGCTGTTCGTAACGAAGTCATTCGCAGAGCGGGTTTGTAATTTCTGGTTCCCCGTGTTTGGGGAACTTTTTTATTTCATATGTCGTCTAATGAATTGAAATGAAGAACAGAGTGGTTCTCAAAATCCATATCAATCGTCCTTTGCCACATACAGGCTACGCTTTCGTTTCAGCAGAAGAAGGCGTGTATGACGATGAGCGAAAGGCTCCGTTGGTTTATACGTTCATTTGTCAAACGATGGCGGAGGCAAAGGCATTGCGGGATGAGATACTTTCCCGTTTTCCTGACGCTTTTGAAGAGATAATCCTAGAAGTGAAAGGGGACTGGGAACAATGAATTACTGCGATGTCTGCTGTAGGGAAGTGCCCAAAGCAGAGACGAGGGAAGTGGCGGGACAGAAAATGTCGCTTTGTCCCTATCATGTGAGGCGGTTCTTCGCTTTTCATCCTTTCATCTACATTGACGGATGGACGGGTGATGAAAACGACATCGGCGACCTGAACGACAACGTGGTGGTAGTTACCTGTCGTTCCACGCCTTTTGATGATAGTTTCTTTGATGAATACACCGCGATGTTGAGCGTTTTGCGTCACGCTTCAGATGCCATGTATGGCAAAGGCATCAGCAGACGCAAAATGCTATACATTGTCTTGAACAGCCCACTCACTGCTTCCGCGTGGTATGGTTTGTTACCACCTGATTTGCTGCGCAACTTCATACGTCCTGCCGTCTGGGTGAACAGTTTGGATTATACTGTTCGCGTTGGCGAAACCTTTATGGGCATCCGAAAGTTTATCAACATGCAGAGACTTCAGTATCCGCCGACGGAGGTTTACCAATACAGGGGATTACCTTCGCCGAAGACCATGCTCAATATGGCATGGAACTTGTGGCGAAGGCAGCATGAGGCATATCTGGAGCGAAGGGAAGCAAAAAGTTTACAAAGAGAGGGGGTAGAAGAGTGAGAAAAATCCTGCTTACCGTTTTACTCTGTTTGGTAGGTGGTATGGTGTTCGCACAGAACGCCAATACCCCACCAGTCGGCATTCGGCTCTCAACGCCGACACGCATTCGCGTAGGTGTAGAGACGCCCATCAAGGTTTTTCTGCGCAATCCCTATCGGGACGAAAGAATAACGCTGACTGCTACCGCTTCGTATTTGGTTGGCGAAGCACCAGTAGAGACTTCTGCTTCTGTAGAGATAACCGTAGACAGGAGCCTTGTAGTATCGTTGAGCATCAACTTGGGTTCACTGTCTTTGATAAACGGCAGTCCGACGTTTGACGGACGACCTGTAAGCGGGACGCGAAACAACAACGTATGGACGTTTAACCTAACTGTTCCTGCAGACGGTAACGAACACGCATTAGAGCTTCGCGTCATTCGTTAAGGGAGGGTAGGAGAAGATGCCAACAGCAGAAAGAGAAACAGTCGTTACGTTTTCCGACAGACAAGTGTTGGTGCGGTTTCCGAACGGTGTGGTAATGGCTGTTACTGACAAAGGCGAACTGTCCATTAAGAAAGGTGGCGACACTTTCGGTTATTCGCCTTCGCGTTTGCGAAAGAACGCCATGACCGTTTTTCAGGCTGGTGAAACCGCCGAAGGCTCTCAGAGGTTTGCTATAGACGAGAAGACGGTTCTGACGTTCAAAACCGAACGGAGTGAACGGCTAAGTGTGGAGGTGTTTTTCCAAGAAGCAAAAGAAGAAGGACTTGAAACCAGTGGATGCTTTATTACGAAAACCACCGATTGGGGAATAAACTTTGTGAACAGCCAAAGATTTCTACTTCACTTAGACAGGCTGTTCGTCTTGATAAGGGAACAGTAAGCGGGTGCTATGTCTCTAAAGATGCTGATGTGACGTTCGCGTGTTTGCGCAATCTATGCGACAGGCACACATGGAAAAACGAGGGTAATTTTACCGACGGCAACCGTGATTTTGACAGTATTTTTGACAGTATTTTTGGCAAAGTGGCGGTAAATTATGGTTTTGTGTGGTTGTTTTATGGCATAATTGGAGTGAAAACAAAACGAAAGGAGAACGAAGCGATGACAGGTGTTTACGGTGTTCTCTATTTACGTGTTGCAGTCGGCACTATAGAGGTAGGCAACGGAGTGTTCCGACTAATAGGCGACGACGGCTACGGTTTCACAGCATATATTGAGGATGACGTGTGTTGCTATTTTTGGAAAGGAGACGAAGAGCAGCGTGTGTTGCTCTCAATGGAAAAACACTCTGATAATACATACGTGGCGAAAAGCGACGGAGCAGTCCTGCGTCTTCTCGTTTGGGAAAACGGCTCTTATGGAGTAGAGTTTGACGGTGAAGGTTTCTTTGCCGTCTATTGGATAAAAAGCGAAGAGCCTTTCGGTATTGTTGCTAAAACCGTAGGAGATGCGGGTTTCGTTTTGGGTTTGGCTAAGCGGAACAACAATATAGGACGCGTCGTCTAAAAAAGCGAAAGGAGGTTTCCAAAGATGCACATACCAGCGCATAGCAAAGTCGGTAATTTCATCTACCTTTTCAATCTGTTTACACAGAAGATTTACAACGGTGGTAGATTTAAACCGTTTCCCTATTTGAAGGCGGACGGAAAAATCGGACGGTGGGCATATGTTTACGATGGAAAGTGGGTTTACTCTCCTGCTCTGATGGCGGACTATCGCAACGAACAACCGTTGGGAAGTCCCGCGTTTAGTGCATTCGGCTACGATTTTTACCTATTCGCAGGCACCAATCTTTCTGAAGCAAAGGAGACGAAACAGGAAGGAACATTCAGAGTAAAAAACGACGTGAAGTATTTAGCCCAAGTGTTAGCAACGGCTTGGAGGGAACTCGGCGGAACAGCGAAGTTAGAAAGAGACTACGATGCCTTAGTGTGTGTAGGCAAAGGCGACGTCTGGGTTTCGCTGTATGTGTAGCCGTTAACGCATCAGGTGAAAAACCAGCCGTTTGGGGTGCTAAGGCATGAAGAGCATTTCCGTTGCTGAGTTTTGTGTGGTAGGTGTCGACCCAACGGTTTTTAAGACACATGGCGTCAGATGTTGGAGAGATGCCAATGGTGTTATTTACCGTGATGATGTTTTGGTAACGGCGACACGTGAGGATGCTTACTTGGTTTCTCTGACTTGTGGACAAACATGCTATCTCTATGTAAATGTGGATGCTGAGCCTAACGGTTATTTGGTAGAGGCGCACCAGAGCGAATTGGCGAAACTGTTTGCAGAAGGAAAGGTGGCGGATTATACTCTGCTTCACAAAACGATTGGACTGCCCAAGTCGTTTACCATCGTAACGGAGCCGATTTGTGTAGGAAAGGTTTATCCCGTCTATTTCGAGTTTGTTCGTGTGGAACAGAAACTTTGGGGTGGCATCTAACTATACGAAAAAAAACAGGTAAAAATACTGGGAACAAAAACGATGGAAGTGTCGTATAATATAACTGGAAACCAACAAGAAAGGAGCCAAACTAAGATGACAATCAACATCGTTGCAGTGGATGACCAATTCTTCTCTGTGGGGAAAGAGTTTTGGAGAGTAGACGACAGGCTGTATGAGGAGGACGTCTACATCACCAAAGTCGAAGAACACGCTAAGTGGTTGGCAGAGTATTGCCAACGTCCACACTTTCACCAGATTGAGTTTGGCGGTAACAACCCAAACAAGTATTTGGTTGGACTGCCTTTCAAAACGGCAAAACGGCTCTTCAAGGAAGAGAAGATACGAAGCTTCGTGAAGCTGAACAGACAAGTAGAATACCTTCCTAGTTGTTTCGCTGTTTTGACGGTAGACGAGATAAGGAGACTGGGCATGGACTTTGAGTATAAAGTCGCTGTTCGCTCCGACTTTGTTGGAGTGTAACAGAAAAACGGGGAAGTAAGCAACAAAGGCTTACTTCCCCTTTACAAAAACAAAAACGTATGGTATAATAAAACCAAAGACAAACAACCAAACGAAAGGAGCGAAACAACAATGACGATTACGGAAATCCTCAGCCAAAGAGCAACACCAGCCGAATTGGCTATTCCTGTTCTGGAGAAAATCGGCTGCTGTGTCCCTCACGAAGGCTTTTCCAAGTCTGGAAACGTCCCCGTCGGTAGTTACCTGATACCGTTTGTGGATGGACGGGGAAACGTTATCGGTTGGGTGCCGTTTGCACCACCGAATGTGCAGAAACGTGTGTATGTTTCCATCGAGTGGCACCGAGACCCAAGTCGGGTGTATCGCGTCCGAGAAGACAGCACCCTCGAAACGATACGAAAATCCGTCAACGAGGATTGGTAAGATGGTGGCGTTTTCCATCATTGCTGGTTTAACGTTTTTCCTTCTCTGGGTTTTTTCAGGAAAGGAGGTGAGCGACTACCTTTTCTTCAACCTGACAAATGCACCACTGGTGTTTGCAGGTTACATCTTCTCTTTGGCGGAAAAAGAGGGACGAATGCTCTGGTTAAGAGTGCGTCTCATTCTCGGAAAATGACGCATTAGCCAAAGGGAAAACGAAAGGAAAGGAGGGAAGAAACGCAAAGGGAAGGTAAAGAGAAAAGGTAAGAGAGTGAGAAAGAAGCGAAGGTGGAGGTGAGTGAACAAGCAAAAACGAAG